CGTCGCCCGCTGTTGCGTTGATTGTTACTGCCATTGGGCTTCACGTCAGAAGTCTTTGATTTTGGCTTTTCAGGGGCCAAGGCCACCGCTTGCGCAGCAGCCTCGCGTTCCTTCATTCGCCTAAAAGCGAATAAACCCATCAGGAGCTTGCGCCCTTCAGGGCTACAAAAGACAAGACAATTGCCTCGCCTAATGAACCTGCAGACAGGTTTGCAACGGTGATCTTGAATGAACCAGCAGCGATGTTGGTCGCTTGCGCCAAGTAAGCGCCAGCAGTACCAGCCGAACTGTGATTCACCACCACTACGTCAGTGGCGCTGATCTCGCTGTTAGTGACCACAAAGGTCACTTCAGCGGCAGCCGCTAAGGCTGCGTCGTCAAGGGTGATTTGACCTGAAGCTGCGTTCAGAGTCACACCTGTCGCTTTGCTGGTGGCCTGGGTCACAGTGCCGCCAGTTGTCGGGCCAATGAGTTTGCCCGCTGTTGCCTCAAAAATCGATGCCATGGTTAGTACCTCCTGGGTTAATCAAGGGAGCTAACAACGGTCGCGCGAACGATACCAATGTTCTTGGTTTCGTACACCTTCGACCAGTTGCCCACGGTTTCCAGCTGAGCACGAGTCGGGTTGACCGTGGTCACGCCCCACTTGGCACCGATCGGGTGGTAGCAGTACCCGAGCGAAATGGCCAGTGCATCGCTCAAACTTAAGATGTCACGGTCAGTTTCGGTCCTGAGCGCAGTGACCTCAGAACCGCCAACAGCGCCCTGGGTCATGAAGTAAACGGCGTATTCCGTGGAAGCGCCGCTGCCTGTGGTTTGCACGTCATCGCTGACCACAACCCGCATTCCCATAAAGACCGGAACAGTGGGGTTACCAAAGGCACCCGCAATCGAACCGCCGCTTGCGGTTGCGCCACCAGCGGTATCACCTGCCGCGACAAAATCCACGGCACGCCTTTCGACAAGCTCGTAATAAGTCGCGCTGTGCATGACCACAGCAGCCAACTTGTCGCCTTGATCGCCCAAGAGGTTCTTAGCACGAGCGACGTGGCTAGGCGTCAGTGAGGTCGGTGTGTCGCCAGACTCAGAATCCAGGGACAGACCAAAAAAGGCGCTGCTGGAAGAGTTGTTATTTAGCGAACCGAAAACACCAGACAGGCAGGAAACAAGATCCTTTTGTTTTTGGTGGTTGACGTAGCGGGCCATTTTCTGGCCAATCGCTCCGATGGGGTCGGAGCCAGATGCCAATGCCGCAAGGTCTCTTGACTCAAAGGCCCTGCCTCTGCGAAGCAGCACGCCGATCTGGCGATCTGCTTCAATTTTGCCTGGTGTCAATGACGTGCTGTCGGTCAGCACCTCAAAGTCTCCTGAAAGGTTTGCCTTATAGAAAGGCACGGAGACAAAGTCTCCTGACCCATCGCCGGAAGTATTTAGCTCGGCCATCGGTTGCACCACACCCGACTGCAAAAATGCGTCGGAACGGGTCGATTCCTCGATGACGTAAGGGCTAAATACCTCGGGGATGATCAAATCTGACCGAAGGGTGGCCATGATCTCCTGAAGTAGTGTTTACGGTGTGGGCGTAACCCGATTGGCTCGGCGTAGCGTTGCCAGTTGATTCATATTAACGCTCGCGCAAACGTCTTTCAGCTTCAGCTTTGTAATTCTGCCAATTTTCAGGGTGCTTTCTAATAATTTCACCCAGGGCTGACATGTTGATGCCGCGATTGATGCCGCCGACGGTCAAGTCACGCAGCAAATCAGGATCTAGGCCACCGCTTGATGCACCCCGCGCTGCAGGTGCGCCACCGCCCTGAGGCTTAGGAACCTTCTGCACCCATTCCGGCACGTTGTTGCGAGCCCAGTCAGCGACAGGAATTCGCTCATAGCCATCAACCACCACAGGGCCATTGTTGCCCTGCTGGATTTCCTTATCCTTCAAATAGTTCCGCATGACTAAATCGGGGTCATGCACAACGTCTGACAAGGCGCTTACCGCAGGCGCAGTCAGCTCAAGGTCACGTACACGGGTCTCCAGCTCTGCGATGCGTTCATCTTTCTTGGTGCTGTTTTCGCGGAACTGATGCTCTCTGGCTTGCAGTGCTTCGCTGTATTTGCCCTTTGATTCCAGTTGTTCTTGCTCTGCTTTTGCCTTGAAGTCCATCAACTCCTGGACATCGACGCCTTCAGGCACTGATTTGGATTTTTTTAATTTACCAATCAGCTCGTGATTCTTGCGCTCTAATGCTTCGACACTGCCTCTAAGCAGTTCCAATTCACTAGTGTCTGCTGTAGGCGTAGCCTCTTGCAGTTGTTCTTCAGACATAAATAACCCGTAAGGTTAATTGCAGCCCAAATGTACTACCAAAGAAACTTATTCGCCCAGTAAGCCTTTGAGCTTGGCCCGCGTTTAATGTTTTGCGCGTGCCGGGCTTTCCAGTTTTTGCGGGTTTCAGCAGCGGCTTTGCTTTCACCCTCACGTTTAGGGAAACGCTTTGCACCCTGCAGGCCAAACCTCAGCAGCTTTTCTTTGCCGTCAACCTTGGTGACTACCGCAGCCGCATACTTGGGGTGCTTTGTGGTCATGATCGGCTTGTTGAGGCCCTCAAAGCGGTGGCCTCCTTTGTCAATGGCCTTAGCCATGGTTATTTCTTTTTAGCCTTTTTGGAAGGGCTTAGCTCTGAGCGCCTTTTTAAAACAGTGTTGCCAGTCACATCTGACTTGATCCGCACAATCGGATCATCAGCAGAGCCAACCCTGGTGACAGTGCCGCCGCTGCGTGTCTTAATCGACACGCGATCAGATTTGGCAACGCTTTGCACCACTCCTGTGGTCCTGGCCCCTCCGTAGGACCAAGCAACGCGAGAACCTATCCTCACTTTTTCTTGCCTCCTTTCTTTTTCTTTTTGCCCGCAGGTTTCTGGGGCTTCATGGGGCCTTTGTAACTAGGCATCAGCTGTCCTCCTTGGATGCTTCTGTTTTAGCTGCTTTTTTCTTAGCAGCGGGCTTTTTTGGAGGGCAGGCCGGGGCCTCTTCTGTGGTCGGTTTGAACTGGAACTTGCTGTGAAGTTGCATGGGACAGGCCCTAACAGCAATCAAACTTTAAATCAAACCCGCGCAGTAGACAAAACCTCCAAATCGTCTGGTGTTTGGACCAAACTGACAAAAACCTCAAATAGCTCTGCGATATAAGGTTTTTCCTCGGCTGTGGCGTCGTCGTACAGATCCCGCAAAGCGCGGACACGAACGCCTGAAAACCTGTCTGTCCGTGCCAGGTCCAAAGCTTCGATCAGATTAGGTGTCAAGTTCATTTGGCTAGAAACTCAAAAAGACTCTTGCGTACACGGTCATATAGCTCAGGTCTCATCTCTTTTAGTTTTTTGGGCTGTAGGACAAAAGCGACAAAACCTTCAGCAAATGCCTCTCGGTCATTGCTTCCACTGTATTCGGTCAGCTTGCGTTTGGCCCTTAGTCTTATGCCCAGCCTGTCATCACTGGTTTCGTCCATATATTGAACAACGTGGCCGATCTCGTGAATCAGCGTAGACATGGTTGATGAAGCGTCTTTAGTGGCGTTGTGGCTAAAGCTCCATGAAGGGTCGCCTTTGTCGATGTCATCCAGTTTTTTATTTACGCGGGCCTGAAGTTGTTTTGCGTTGAACTTGCCTCCCGCTAGCTGTTGTCCGTGTTTTACAGACACAAAGTTGTAGCCCTTAAAAGCATGACCGTTGGAGTTTGCAGACGGTTGCATAAACTTATTCAAAAATTTCTGAATCTGTCTTTCATACATGGGCGAAGTTTCTTCGCCATCTAACTTTTTGCGTAACGCATGGCCCACAATGTCTGCACCACGCCCTGTACGACGCTCCAAAACTGTCCGCTTGAAAGTGGCATTTTTAGCAAACATTTCGAAGTTCTCAGCAGCTGACATTTTGCCTGTGAGCAAGACTGTCGAATCACTTCTTTCCAAGAACTCAACCATTGCTTTTGCGTTACGACCTGATTCACCGGGCAAGTCAGTTAACTGCTGCAAAGCATCTTCTAAGTCTTTGCTCTTTAAGCCTGCCTCACGAGTTCCACTTGCAATAGGAATGTGCCGTTCAACCAGCCCAGAAATGCTGCCAACGCTTTGAGGTTGGTAAGTTTTGGCTGCTTTAGCTGCTTGAGCTTGTACTTTTGCTGTTCGCTCAGCATCAAATCGCTTTTCTTCATCTGCAATTTTTCGCCTTAAATATGCTTTACGTTCAACTAGCTTTCTGTAACGGCTGCCAGCCCGCCTCTGGATATTATCCAAGTCATCATCCAAAGAATCTATAACATCCAAAAGCGTTCTATCTTTTGTTTGCTTATATTGAGCTTCTAGTTTTTCAACGCGCTCATTAATGTTTTTATATTTTGCATTGTTTGCAAGCAAATATTCTCTTTTAAACGGTGGATTTTTGTCTAAACGCTCTATTTGTTTGTTAATAAGGTTTAGCTGAGCATCAGTTGAAAGGGGTGGCTTCGGTTTAGGTTTAGGTTTTACTTTTGCAAACTTTTCAGTGGCAGTCAGGCCTGACTTTTGTTTGGCGCTAGCAATTAAGCCGACAAAATCTGTATTTTTTGGCACGCCTTTATTGACCATCGCCTCGATGCGTTTCTTATCGCTTTTTAAAGCTGGATCCTGCATCACCTGCTTGGCGATCTTTTCATTCTTGGTAAGAATTTTTGTCGTGGGTTTTGCTTTAGGGGCCGCAGCTTTCTTGCTCTTTGTGATCTTGTCCGGTTCCCCATAGCGGGAACGCAGCTGTTTAAGGCTTACCTCTGAGCCGTCCTCACGCATAAACCGTTTCATCGCCCCATCAGGGCCATAGCGATCAGCCAAGCGGTTGTAATAACGCGCCTTCTCAAATGCTCCAGGCGTTGCGTTGCCACCGTTCAGCATCCGGGCCTGGGCAGGGCTGGCATCAAACCTTGATTTCTTGCCCGCCTTAGTCGTACCCCGTAGGTCGTACAGGTGCTGTGCTGCGCTTGTCCCAACAGGCACCCGGCCACCTTTGGGGTCTGCACTAGACGGCGTGCCCTCTTTAGTCGGGCGATAGCCAATCTTTGAACTAGGTGGTGGAATATCGATCCCAAATTTCTTGGATGCGCCCGCGTAATCAATCACCGGGACCGTTGTAGATCTGCAGCCGAAATGTGGTGGGTTCGACGGTGTTGGACCTTTGCCGTAGAAGAACTCTTTCTGATCAAGGTTGCGGCAGATCGCTGTGGTGTTGCTATCCAGCGTGGCAATCCATCTGTACTTCTTCGTGAGGTTTGGGTTGGCCTTATAAACCTGCAGGCTTGCAGCGTTTGACGTGGCATTAACGCTGGTCCTCACCAACGTCCGTACCTGATGTTTTGCCATCTTCCAGGCGTTGCCCTGCTGGGCCAAGGCCACCTGACGTGGGGTAAGTGCCTCAGTCGAAAAGCCCAGCTCTCCATACAAAGACCGGGCAATCGACTCTGTGCTTTCACCCGTAAGCAAGCCATCCAGCACCGCACGCGAGAACAGATCGCCTTGGCGTTCAGCCAGCCCGCGAAATGCCTTCACGATGCTGGTGCCATCAGGCATCCGAATCACAGCGCCCTGCCGTGCCGTTAGCTTCATCACTGCACCTGGCCCCTTTACCGCCTCCTCAAAGCTGTCCTGTAACAGGTTGGTGCCCACATCCAATGGGTCAGCTTTCACCACAGCCTTGGCAAAAGACTCAGTGACCTCGACCGTCCGCACCTGGGTCTTAACCGCTGCAGGCACTACCCGTTGCAGTTCCGCTCTGGCAAACGCAACCTCAACATCAGCCAAACCGTCCAGCTGTTGGATTAACTCATTAATGCTCTGCCCAGACCACTGCTTCATGGCGTCCAGGTTTTGTTTAATCAGGGCCCGCATTCGTGCAGCTTTGAACTGCGGCTTTTTGCTACTAGGCATCTTGTCGATGCGCTCTAGCTCTCTTACCGCTTTGACGATCTGCCGCCGGTAAGACTCCAACAACTTGTTAGCTACGCCATTACTGAAGCGGTTCAGATCCAACGCCTTGCGGTAGTAGCTCTCAGGCACACCCGCAACGCCACCAGGCTTGATGGTGTTGTCTAGGAATTTACGCTGTTCAGCAGCACTAGGCGATGCAGTCACAAACCCTCCAAGCCCAATTCGGCAGGGTCACAATCCACATAGACAGACACGTCAGCACCTTCCCGCAATGCTGTGCCCACTACTGCGGTGAACTTGGCTGTATTAACAACCCAGTCAGGGCTTTCCCTCAGCCTTGTTTCTTGTATCCCGCTAATTTTGCCGTTGTCGTACCAAGTAGTTCTCACGATCCCAAAATGTGGACCCACACAGCTGCCCTGAAACAC